GCCCTTCAGGAGGTTATCCACCTCGATGTACTCAAACAGCGCCTCAAACGCGCCGTTCCACAGGCCCATGGAAAGCGCCTGCTCATCCGTTGCGCCCCGCTCCAGAGCGTCCAGCACACCGCTGGTGGCTGCGGAGGAGGAAAGCAGTGCGGTCGCTACGGCGGGGTTGCCGGTCAGTGCCGCCACCCTGCTGTCGATGGCGCTCATGCCCAGCTGGTAAACGTCCGCCAGACCTCTGCCGTTCAGGATGGTGCTGAGTACCGGGTGCTTCTTTTCGTCCAGTTGAATTGTGCCGGTAGCGTCCGTGATCATTCCCGCCGTGGTACCACGGACAGCCTCCGTGCCCCTGGTGGGCATCATGCCGGGAGTATTGTAATTGATTGGCCGGTAATCGCCCGTAATGTCCTGCCAAAGATGCTGCTTCGCCAGATCAAGGTAGCCCACGCCGCCGATCAGATTCAACGGGACAGACGCGGCGTTGCCCAGAATCGCCGTCCCCAGGTTTTTGCCTGTAAATTCAGAAAGCCCCTGAGCAAAAGCATCCGAGGTTCTGGCATCCAGCTGCGGCTTCAAATACTCCATGTATTCATCTGCCGCTTCCTTGCCCCGGGTCTGATAGAGGTAGTTGAAGTTGTTCACTTCCTCCTCGGTCATGCGGTCGTATTCAGGTGCGTAATATGAGCCCACAGCGGCCCAGCCGATTACATCCAGAAAATTCTGGCTGTCATTCACGCCCCGGAAATTCCGTCCGCCGCCGCTGTTGGTGAAAGAGGACATCAGCTCATAATCCTCATTCTGACTCAGCCCTGCGTAGTCCCTTCCGTGCTCCAGCTGCCATTTCTGCCGCTTCAGCTCCTCGATCCGGTTGTTGACGTCCGCAGCGCTTTCCAGGCCCATCTCCTGAAGCCGTCCGGCCTCCTGGTTCATGGGATCATCCGCAAGGCTTTCCGCCAGCTTTTCCAGCTTGTAAAGCTCCGTGTTGATATCGCCCATGGCAATGCTGTAGTCCTGATCGGTCATCTGGGTGGGGGCGTACTGCTCCAGCCATGCCTTTTCCGCCGGGTCCGTGACCTTCCCAATGGCCCCATTCAGGTCATAGTAGCTCATTCCGGCGTATTTATTCTGCCAGCCCTGGATGCGCTCATTCTGCCGCAGACCCTTCTGGAATTTCACAGCCTCGTCAAGGTCAGCAGACCTTGTTTTCCACGCTTCCCTCACCGCCTCGGCGTTATCGCCGTAAATGCTCTGAAGGCCGGCGTACCGTGCCTTCATCCGCTCCTGATCCTCTGGGGAGTAAAGGCTCATGGAGAAGTTCAGGTCATACTCCAAATCCTCCATCTCCTTGATGGCGTCCTTAGCGGACATAACCCACCACCGCTCGGAATCAGTGTCCAGGTTGGCAAGGTAGTTGTACTGCAATACCAGAAGCCATAGCCGAATCCTGCACGATTACCACGCCACCACCCCCACTATCGGGCAAGAACTTGGGGTCAATGGTGTGGATGACGGACTTCTCGATTTTGACCGTGGCGGAGGTGTCGCCAGCACAAGGAATAATCGACGTTCCAATACCACCATCAGGATCTTCCACTACAACAATAGCAAAAGGCTCTCCTGTGTCTGCGCCACCCACAACACTGGTGTTCCCGATGAATGTAGGATAGCCTGCACCAAGAGCGTCTAATGGAACGCACTTGTACACATTGCCGTTATAGGTAACACTGTATGTTTTATCCGCTTCGAGAAGTTCAGGGAATGGTCCAGTGTAAGAGTTTTCAACTCCGTCTTCAGCCACAAGCTCCACCCTCTGGTCGAACAGCACCTCGGTGCTCTCATAGAAGGGCCGGTCCCGCAGGCTCTCGAAACTGGGCTCACCGGCTCTGGGGTTGGGCGTGGGGACCATACTCTCGATGTTGCGGATCACATCGTAAACCTCCTGGTTCACCTCCTGCGTGGTTCCCGCCGGGAAACTGTAGGTGTTACCGTTCACCTCCACGGTAAAAGGATTCATAATATTCGGGATTTTCACCTCGTAACTGGGTTCGCTCATATCTTTTCCTCCTCATTTAATGGGTATATCCGTCCAGGCCATCGTCAATAATGACCCTGATCGGCTCTTTGTTGGTGTCTTCCTCTCTGGCCTCCCGCTGGAGCTTTGCGATTCTTGCCTCCTGCTCTCTCAGATCCGCCTCACTTCTGACCATCTGGATCTCCTTCAGGTCTTTGAGCACGCCTGAGATGTGCCGCATCCCCTGGGTATCCAGTGCGATCTTGTCATCGCTCTCCAGAAGCTGCCGCACCTTCATCAGCAGGAGGTCGCTCACATCCAGCAGCTTTGTAGCCCTGTCCACGGTCCTGGTTTCCTCGACAGCCAGCATTTTTGTCTGGGTCCTGTCGACAAACTGTCTGCGCTTATCCGGCCACCCTTCTTTTTTCGCCTTAGCGTAGATGGTGTCCTTGTTGATGCCGTATTTCTCGGCCAGCTTACGGTAACTGGTGTCCGTGGTGATATACTCGGTCTTTATCTTCGACCAGTCCGCCATAAGCCTCCCTCCTCCGCGTTGATCGATACCGGAATCATATACAATATTTCTCCCGTACAGTAATCCCCCCCTAAACGAAAAAACCTCCTCAAAACCTTCCCCACATCCGGTCCTTGCGCCCAAGAACAGCAAGAGAGGAGGCCGCAGCCCCCTCTCTTTCCATTCATTTCAGCCACGCCTGGGTCATCTGGAAATCCAGCCCCTGGTCGTGAACAAACCTGCGAAGGAAGCATACCTCATCGTGCATCTTCCCCATGACGATGCTCTGCCGCTCGTTCATAGCCTCCAGCTTTCGGTTCTTCTCCTCCAGCTCCTTCACCTTCTGAACCAGCGCCGGAACAATGGTCCCCTTGTATTCCTCCAGCTCCCGCTCCGCCTTCCAGCAGGCTTCCTGCCAACTCTCAGCCATATTTATCCTCCTCAGCCTCCCAAGAAGTCTTACAGATCTGATCAATAAAATCGACGCACTCAGGGATCTTTTCTATCCACCCTGCTCTAATGCTGGTGCCCCAGTCCCCGAACATCCCCACAAGAAGCATCCAGATCACATGGCGTTCAGTATGCCAAATTTGGGTATCTAAAGGGCAACAGTAAAAGCTCCGCTCTGACTCTTCGCTCTCAGAGAATTTCAAAAGATCATCCCGCAAATCCTTGAGCCAGAAATGAAGGCCATCATACCAGATGATGTTCTCCAGCGCATAGACGATGCCCTCGCCATACTTGCTCTCCATGATCATTCCCCCTTCGGCGGCTCCGGGAGCGGCATCCAGTGGGTGACATCCTTCTCGTCAAACCACTCATTCCCATCGTTCCACTGCCAATCAATATAGTTCCACTGAAATACACGGAATGTTCCAAAACTCTTGTCTTTCATAAAACAAAGAGCCCATTGGTCGTTTTCCGGCAACCTCTCCGTCACCGGAATCCACCGCTGGATGGTCACGCCGTTGGCGATCAGGTGGTCTGCAATAATCCCAAGCCGGGCAAAAGACTTACCGCAGCCCCGGCCAATAGACACTTCTTCCCGTCTCGGAACGCTACGCAGCAGCTCCACCAGCTTTTCTCTCACATCAGGCATTGTCAGTCACCCCCTAACCACATTCTTTACACCATATTCATACAAAGAATTCCAAGCCTTGATTGCTCTGCGCTTTCCAATCTTCGTCTTTCCGCAACAATGGCAGATGCTACACTCTATATAGTATTTCGTGAAAATCCCCCTAAGAGGATGAATCCTTACAATCCACGGTTTCGGGTGTTTGCAGTAAGGGCAGCGTTTAATCTTCGTACTATCCTTCATCGGTTCTCCACCTCCAAATCCATCTTCGCTCCGCAGTTGGGGCAGTAGGCTGGTTTCCAAAGACAGTACCAATCTTCTGTTCCGCCGACAAATTTATCTGCACGGTTTCCGCAAACGGAACAACGCAAATCCATTCTTCTGTGTTCTCCCAAGTTTTCCCACCGCCCATGCACCACAGGAACGGCATCCACGGTGCGCTGTTCTCTGACTGCCATTCTTATCAAATGGGATTCAGGCCATCTGTCTTCCTGAAAGTATGGATCACGAAGCAGTCTATCCGCATCAATCAGCCTCATTGCTTCTCCTTTCTCCGTGGGCGCACCAAAAGTCCGGCTTGACGAATCTGCTAATACTCAGGCAGACATAGCAGCCGTCAAATTCATCCCAAACATAATGCTTGCAATCCTTGCACCTGACCACAGGAACGGCATCCACGGTGGGCATTTTGTCGATAAGGTATTTATCCGCAATTTCTTCAGGCGGCCCACCCCATCCGCCGTAGCTCAGCGTCCTGTACTTTATCGCATCCGCGTCGATTAACCTAGCCATTCTCCCACCACCCCACGCTGGTTTCTCCGGTCACGGTATTGGTAAGCACCTGCACCGTGCAGTTTGTAAACGTCTCCTCCTTGTCGAAGATGTTGGTCTCCACCTTTATGTGCTTCTTCTCATCAAAACCCTTCGCCCGATAAACCACAACCATCGACGGGAACGGGGCGTTGACGGTATGGTCGACAAATTTCAGCCTACCCTTCACAAACCGGATCTCCGCCCTGTTGTAGATGTAGTCGTGGAACCACCTGGTATCCGTCCGTGCGTGAACCAGCAGCACAACACACGGGCAGTTACCGCGGTATACCTCGTCGAAGCACTTCTCGACCCACTTCCCAATATCTCTGCCATAGGGAGGGTTGCAGAACACGATCTCCCCTGACCAGTCCTGCTTCAGACCGTCCTGCTCCGCAGTAAAATACTTGTCGCATTTGTGGTTCAGATCGTCCGCACAGGGGTCCAGTGTAAAATGAAATTCATCGTTAAGCTGATCGAAGAACGCTTGCGGCGTTGCCCACTCGCAGCTGTTGCTGCTAAAAAGAACATCAGTTTTCATCGGCATTCACCCTCAATCGGCTTCCCGCACCAGGGGCAGCACTTCGGTTCATTAACCATCCTCCCCACCCCCACTCACACTACAGCAGGCCCACATAGCCGCCGCGATAAACGCCATTACGATGGCCAGTCCGATGATAAACACCTTCATCTCTGAGCCTCCCTTTGCTTCCTGCGCCGCTCCTTGTTCTGGGCATTGATGCGCTCCCGGTTCTTGCGGTAATATTCCGCGTGCTTGGCATTGCATTCAGCCTTGTGGCTGTGGTAATATTCCCGGCACTTTTTCCGGTCCTTCTCCTTGTCCTCCTCGGTCCGCTCCAGGTAGCGCTTCCTGTCCTGCTCCCGCCGCTTTTCCAGCCGAAGCTGCTTCTCTTTTTCCTTCTGCTCCGGCGTTTTCTCCCTGGGTCTTTTCACCACGGTAAAGGCTTTGGGCTTATAGGGGTTTGCGGTTATTCTCACCGTGCAGCCTTCACCCGGAGGACATGGTCTGCGCTTCCCCGTCATGCAAAGGTAATCGCAGTAAGTCAATGCAAGCGCTGTAAATTTCTTGCCGTAAAAACAGCCCTTGCAGGAATCCGTGCCCGCGCTCATTCCCGCCACCCCTTCTTCGCCTTTTTGTAGCTCTGCTGCTTGATCTCCGAGTACCGCTCATAGAAAGGGCTCAGGTCCTTGCCCCAGATCTCCCACAGGCAGCGGTCCAGCTCCTCCTGGCTCACATCCGCCTCCTTGTCATCGGTAAACGCGGTATGGAAGTGGTCCATCCGCAGTTTGATCCCTTCATACACCTTCTCCAGCCGGTCTCTGCCGAAGATATCCCGCTTCATGATCTGCGGGTCTCTCAGCGTAAGCTGGAGGAAGTCCCAGCATTGCTGGATGCCGATCCGGATACCGGCGTCGAAAATATCCTGCTCCCGCTTCTTCTGGCGGTCCAGAAATGCGTTATTTCCCATATCGTCTCCCCCTTGTTGTCAGTTGGCAAAGCTCGTTGTATTCCTTGCGCTTTTGGTTCACGGCCTCCAGCTGCTTCTTCCATGCCTTGTATTCATCGCACCGGTCATGGCAGCCCGGCGTCTTCAATTCCCGCTGGCATCCTCTGCACGGCGGTGAATCCCTGCTTGGGTTAATTCTTGACCATGGCATCCGCATTCCTCCCGGATGCGGATGCCGAATTTCTCCAGCATCAGCTTGCGCTTGATGATGTATTCCGGGGTCCTGGTGGCTTTGGATTTCACATCCTCCACGACCTTTTTCCCGTCCTGTTCATAAACGAAATCCGCTATGTAAACGCACTTCTTCTCGATGCAGCGGATTCCGTCCTTCAGCCGTCTGCCGTTTTTGGAGAATCTGGCAAACCGCTCATGCTGTGCGGGGATCAGCTCGAAGGCCACCTGCCTTTGCAGGTCCCGGATCAGTCCCACCTGCTCCATCCATTTCAGTTCCCTGTATCGCTCCGCTTCCTTGCGGCTGTCGAACTGAATACCGTCAACCACGGTCCGTTTGTTTCCGAATTTAAGCATCGTACCCCCATTTCCTGTTGAGCATCTGGGCAATGGGACATTTGTTGTAGTCCTGATTGCACCGTGCCTTTTTGAAATCCCTCCGGTTGTCCGGCGTGTCGAAGGCCAGGTGGATTGCGTTCCCCTCCTGAAGCCCTTCGCAGAAAATCTTCTGCTTTTCCTCGCCGTTATAGTAAGGACACCGGGCCATCACATCGTGGTATCTTTTCATGCTTAATCCTCATACACGATGTCATCGTCCTGATCGTCCGGCTCCTCGTCCTCCTCATCCTCTTCATACATCCCATCCTGCATCCAGGAAGGGTAACCCGTCCGCTCGATCCAACCGATTTCCGGGTGTTCCAGAATTTCCAATAAGCGCACCTCCTTTATCGATGCCGAAAGCCCCCAGCTCCCGTTCATTGGTGTATCTCTCCGTGATATCCACCACTGCCGCCGCAATCCGGAGCGCCTCTTTATTCCCGGTAATCCGGGATATGCTCTCCAGATCCATTGCTCTGCCGTGGATGTGCCGCAGCTCCTCCACCATCTCCGCCACAGTCGGCGGGAATTTGTGGGTCATGCGGTATCGGTTGAAGCCCTGCTCCATGATGCTGTAGGGCACATCCGGGAATGACGATGCCCACATATTGATGGTGGCCCTCAGCCATTCATCGTCCATGTCCTTATAGCTGGCCGGATAACTGAGCTTCACCAGCGTCAACAGCTTTGCCGCTTCTTTCTTGGTCATTCCTCATCCTCCACCAGGTCCAGGAAGGAGCTTCCCTTTTTCCGCTTCCGGTCTGCGGAGCCGTCTCTTTTGGCCCAGTTCCGGATCGTCGCCAGGTAGTTCCTGTAGCTCTTCCCGGAGGATGCCATGTATTCAGACAGCCGCTCGATCCTGTCCCCCCAGTCCTTGGGGAATTCCTCTCTCAGCTTGTCCATTTCCTCATCCGTCAGGAGCACATTTTTGTATCTGCCATACTTGTGGCGGACAGGCTTGGGAGGCGCAGCCTCCCCTATATAATTATCCTCTCCTAGCTCTATCCTGTCTCTGTCCTTACCTACCCTTTCCTGTGTCCACGGACCCGTCACGGACTCGTCACGGATCTGTAACGCACCCGTATCGGTAAGCCTGTATGCGCTGTTCTCGTCCAGCTCCAGCGCACTCAGCTCTTCCTTGTATTTGGTGGCGGTGTAGGTGTCCTTGCGGATGTAGTTGTGGATCTTCCAGTGCTTGATCACCACAACACCGCTCTCGAAGGGGATCAGGAACTTCTTCACGAAAAGCAGCTTCAGGTCATCATCATGGCAGCCCACCATCCGCATCAGGGACTTAGGCTTGTTAACAAAGCCGTCATCGTCAGCTCTCATCGCCAGATGGAAGTACAGCAGCTGAGAGGTGGTAGGCATTTCCAGAAAAGCATCGCTGTCAATGATCGTCTTCGCGAACATCCTCCGCTCCGCCATAGATTACCTCCCTGTGCTTCCGAAGCCGCCGTCTCCCCGGTCCGTCGCTTCCAGCTCCTCCACGATATTCAGCTCAGGAATGGCGATGGGGACAATCAGCAGCTGCGTCACCTTCATGCCCGCCTCAACCAGGAAGGGCTTGTGTGTGTGGTTGTAAAGCACAGCTTTGATACTGCCGGTGTAGCCGCAGTCGATGGTTCCCCGGCTTGTGATGCCCTTGCTCATCAGGCCGGATTTGCTGGCGATCATCCCCACATACCCCTGTGGGATCTGGACGTGAACGCCCGTGTCGATGGTCTCCTTGCCGCAGGGCGGGATCACCGCCCCATGCATGGCAAACAGATCAAGCCCGGCGTCATTGGGATGCGCCCTGTCCACCCTTGCGCCTTCATCCAGCACAATGTTCATCTTCATCCCCGCTCACCTCAATTCCAGGGGAGGTTGGGATCGTCGCCCTGAACCTGACCGTACTGGGGATACTGCTGAGGCGGCTGATAAGGAGCCTGATACTGGGGTTGCTGATATCCGCCGAAGCCCTGCTGCTGATAGCCGCCCTGACCCCGTCCGGACGCTCCCGGATGGCCGTACTGGTTCTGGGTGGTATTGCTGGGTGCCTGATAATTTCCGCCGTTCTGGGGCTGCTGTGCGTCCCGCTTGGATTCTCCGAAATAGCAGTTATCCGCTACAACCTCTGCGGTCCGCCGCTTGTTGCCGTCCTTGTCCGTCCAGCTTCTCAGCTGGAGCCGACCGGAAACCACGATCATGCTGCCCTTGGTGAAATACTTGGATACGAATTCTCCGGTCTGCCTCCAGGCAACGCAGTCGATGAAGTCGGTTTCCTTCTCCTGGCCCTCGGAAGCGAAGTCCCGGTCAACGGCCACGGTGAAGCTGGCCACGGCGATGCCGGAGCCCGTCCGCCGCAGCTCCGGGTCACGGGTCAGCCGTCCCATGATGGTGATGTGATTAAGCATGGTTTTCCTCCTCGATAATGTAGTATTCCGCAATGATCGCCACGGTCTTGTCCCGGCCCTCCACGGCCTTTCTTCTGGTCCCGATGGCGTATCCCATCCGCTTCAGATCGTTGATCCTGGCGGCAAGCCGCATACAGCCGATATGCTTCTCCGCTTCCTTCGGCGTAATGCTTCCATAATTCTGCATATATTTCAGAATCAGCATCTTCTGGCTGTCTTTCAATAATCGCACCCCTTTCTGTAGATGAGCGATCCCTCGCTCCAGTCTTCGTAGCACCCCTCCAGATATTCCCGGAAATATTCCCGCATCTCCGCCCTTGCGGTGGTCTGGTCATACCGCCGGTGGCAGGTTGGGCAGAGGGTCAGTCCGTTTTCCGGGATGCCAAGACCTCCCTGACTTCTTGCGATGAAATGGGCATTGCTCCAGGCCAGCTGCGCCGGAGCCGCCAGTCCGCAGAATACGCAGCAGGGCCACCCATCGATGCTGTCCCGCTCCGAGATGGCGATCTTCGCACTGCGGTCAAAATCCCGGGCCTTGGCATCCTTCCTCATCGCCATTCCTCTTTCAGCAGACTCAGCTTCTCCTCGCTCAGGGTCTCGATCCCCAGAGCCTTGCAGTCCTGCACCAGCAGATCGATGAGCCGTGACATCTGGGCAGTATCGTAGGTGCTGGAGCCGTGGTAGCACATCAGATTCCTGCATCCCCGTATATTCGCCTGACCCAGGTCCTTCACGGGCCACCCAAGGCCGTTGCTCTCCCAGGCTCTTTTGAACCGCTCCACATCGCCCTCCCGGACGCACATGGGTGTGTAGTTGTCGCCCACATTGGGGATCTGCTGCAGGTATACCTCTTCAGGCTTGATCCGCATGGCATCGGCGATCTTGTGGATCAGCACCCATGCGTAGGCATTGGCGTCCTGGCTCCTTTTCTTCCGGAATTCCTTCACGGTCAGGCAGTAGTCCTTGTCCCTGTGCTTCCTCGCCAGAGCCATGGCCTTGCCCATGTCCTCCCGGTCTGGCTTCACCATCAGCCAGCCGCCCTCCAGCTTCATTTCCCGGAATCTAATATCCTCCACAGAGCATCTCCTCTCTGGGATATACCCCTTTTCTCAGGCAGTCCGCCAAAATGCGGAGCCTCGGCAGGAACTTGGTCCGCACCCAGGTCTCGTCATAGGGTATGTCCTCGATCCGGATGCGCCGGTGGTCGATGGGCCGCAGGAAGTTGTCGTAGTCCGCTTCCTCCAGCCCGTAGGCCACGATCTTGCCCTTTTTCAGGCCCTTGGCGAAGATCTGCACCTGCACCTGCTGCCAGTATTTCTTCGGCATCTTCCAGCCCTTCGCCAGCTGGAAGGTCTTGCATTCCCAGGTGGTATCCTCGGTCAGCCCATCGTAGTTCACCCGAAGCAGCAATGCCGGGAGCTTCACCTGCTCATCCAGCTTCAGCCCCACGATGCCGATGCTCTCCAGGATCTTGTGTTCAAAGTGGGTCCCCGCCAGAGTGAACTTGTTGTCGAAGTGGTCCCTGTTCACGCCCAGCTTCTGCATCCACCATTTTTCGAAGGTCTTGGTCTTCCAGGACCCCATGATGAATCCCACATCGCTGGCCCCGAACCAACCGGAGCGGTCGTGGTCCTGGATCATAAGCCGCCCAGCCCCTGTTCAAATCTGGCGATCTGGTCGAAGTAGCTGAATACCACTCTCACCATATCCTCGGTCATGCCCAGTTTCTCTGCGATCTCCCCGGTGGAGAGGCCCTTCTTGATGGCGTTGGTGTAGCCGATCTGCACCCGTTCCTTGATCGCCCAGATGCTGTGGCTGCTCAGATCGTCGGACGCGGTCTTATCCCCGGCCTCGTCATCCGCCACCCACAGGCCGAAGCCCAGGCCGGTGCGCATCGCTACGCCCTTCACGAAAGCTCTGGTCTGTGCGTTCCATAGCCGCTGCTGGGTCATACTGTTGTCCTTAACGGGGTTGCTGCCGTTCATCAGCGGGTACTGAGCCTCGAAGATGAGGTCATCGATCACGATCCGCACCCTCACCTCATAGCAGCGGTTCGTCACACCGTTCTTGTCGGTGAATACCTGGTCGCTCATGAAGAGGCTGGAGCCGCTTGCGTTCACGCAGGGCTCGAAGTAGACAACCTCCGCTCCGTTCTCATGGAGCAGCTCCTTGCATTTTGCCCAGTTCAGGTAGGGGACCATGATCTTCCGGCCCTTGTCGTCCTTGGCCTCCCGCTGTTCGCAGTAGGGAAGCACATCCACCGCCCGGAGCTCTCTGTAACTCTTAAGCATCCTGCGCTACCTCCTTCTTCGGCGTTACATCCACCCGGATGGTTCCCATGGGACACACGCCCTCCACCACGATGTGATGGTCGTAGGTATTGATGTCTGCATCCGTGATCTCGAAATCCTCGTTCACGAAGTCCAGAATCTTGCGGAACATATAATATTTGTCCATCAGTGATCCTCCTTGAAATTTAATAGGTCATAAGGTCGCTTGCCAATTTCTCGGCTTTTCGCCGCTCCCGCAGCCGCCGCATACTTTCTCTTGCCTTGGCATTCAGCTCTTCCCGATGCTTCTCCCGGTAGGCGGCAGCTCGCTCGGCGATCTTGTCCTTGTTGGCCTCTCTGTAGGCGGCCTGATACTCGGCGATCTTCCGCTTTTCCGGCTCCATGTTGGCCACCGCAGCTGCCCTGTCCCGCTTCCGGCTGGCTACGATCTCCTCCTGGGTCTGGACGAAATCTTCATCCAGCTCCTCATCGAAGCGCCGCAGCTCCTCCAGTTCCTCCGGGGAAAACATCGGTCTTGCCATCACTTTGTCCCCCGTCCCAGGACCGCACAGGCAATCGCCAGCACCGTCACGCCGATGGTTGTGTCAATCATGCCCTGCAGGATCATAGCCACCAGACCTCCGCCGATCAGGATAAGTCCCGCCCAGCAGCTCATCCGGCGTCCGGCCTCGGCCCTCTCAGCCTCCAGCTGCTTCTTCCGCCGGGCCTCCACCTCTCGGCGGTATTCCTCCACGCTGTCCGGTTTCACGTAGCGGCCCTTGGTTTCCTCAATCATCAAAATCTTCTCCTTCCAGATTTTCCATGGTAACGCCCATGGCCTCCAGCTGCTTGCCCTTCTTCTCCAGGCTTCTCAGCTGATACATATACTGCCTGCGGCGATACCGGATTGCCTCTTCCTTCTTTGCCAGCTTCACATGGGGGCTGTCCAGCAGCCGCCGGATCTCCTCCTCCACCTGAAGGTCGGTTAATACATCCCTAGCCATTCCGGGCCTCCATTTCTCTGCGGAGCACATCCTTGTTGCTCTGCGACCAGTTCAGCACGATCCTGGCCCACAGCCGGTCCTTCTCTTCCTGGGTCAGCGGCCTGTCCATCCGAGGCTCGCCGCTGCCGTCTCTTGCGATCACGATAGGCATATCCTTCTCCTTTCATAAATGCCATCCATCCGGTCATTGCGAACCGGTGCGCACACCGGTGTGGCAATCTCCCGGATGCTGCAGTGCATACCGCTGAGGGCCATCACTTCTCCTCCTCTTCCTCCTCGTCCTCATGGTCGTTATGAGCCAGCTCCACACCGGCCACCAGACCCTCAACAAAAGCCTCGCCCTTCACGGCCTTGATCTTGTTCAGGAAATCAACGATATTCTCAGGCATTCATTTCACCTCCTCGTTTTTTGTCTTGATTTGCGTATCCTTTGCCTGTAAAATTGAATTACCCGGTCAGACCTGGGATTTTCACGGAAAGGGGTGATGCATCATGAAACTCTTTAAGGAACTCCTTATCGATTTCTTAATGCCTATCCCGATCTGTGTGTCCGGTAACTCCCCCGCAGACGCTGTCAGGCACAACTGACAGCCGGGTCGCTCCGTAAGCGGGAGGGCTGACCTAAGCAACCGTCGCCTCGGTTGGATACTGTTACCGGGTTCGCCTCCCCAGTAAGCAGGCTGTAAATCAGTATCCTGCGGTCAGTGGACACAAATCAGCAGAGGTGTCCGTCCGGAGGGCGATCCGGGCGGGCATCTCGCCGCTCCGGGTAACTCAATTTCACAGGCAAAGTCCTTTTTGGTGTTGTGAACCCCTTGTGTTTGGGTTGTGAACCCATAATAACACGCCCACCTTGTGTTGTCAATCCTTTTTTGAGATTTTTTATTTTATTTTTGGGTTGACAACACAATTGAAGCGGTGTACAATTGATGCATAGGAGGTGAACCAAATGGAATCCATTAACGAGCGCTTCCGTGTTCTCCGCGACAGCATCGGTCTATCCCAGGAAGAGTTCGCAGCAAGAGCGCACAGAACCAGAAGCGAAATCAAAAACATCGAATACGGGAAAACAACGCCAAAGGATGAAGTAATTGCAAGTGTATGTCAAACTTACGGCATCCAGGAGGATTGGCTCCGCTACGGCCTTGAGCCGATGAGGGCTGAGAGATCCGAAGAGGAACAGATCGCCGAGCTTGTCGGCTCCGCCCTGAACGGCTCCTCCCGGCTGAAGAAAGCGGTCATCAAGATGATCTGCACCCGATCCGATGCGGAGCTTCAGGCCCTGGAGGATATGCTCCGGCAGCTCTACGAGGATATCTCCAAATAAAAACGAGGGTCATTGCGAGCCAGTGCGAACACTGGCGTGGCAATCCCCTCGACAAAAAGAAAACGCCCCAGGGATCTGTCTTCCCTGGGGCTTTAGCTATTCAATTGGAGATCATCCTTTCTTCATCAGTCCGCTGGCGAAGGCCACAAGCAGCCGCAGCTGCGCGTCTGTCATCCTTTCCTTGAAAAATTCCAGCTTCTTCAGTGTCTGATCCCGGCTTTCGCTTTCGTTCATTTATCCTCCCTTTCTTGGTGGTAAGCCAAATCGTACCCATATCACTCCCTATATAGATATTCAGGACCGTTTCTTTTTTCATCATCCTTTCTTATTTTTTCCTTGCGTACCATGCGCTTCCATGATACTATTATTTTGAGGGGGATTTTTCCTTTCGTCTGCGTTCGCCATGCCCTGGAGCCGGTGCATATCGCTGATCACCATATACGCCGCTCTCTGGGATTCGTATTCCAGCTCCTCCAGCATCATGGCAGTCCGCAGCACATAGGGACTCAGCTGCGTCATGCCTGGGGCCTCCTTTTGAATTTGACCCGGCAGGCGCTCTGTCGCCAAACGTTACGCCCACCGGGTCTTTGCTGGGGCTGGTTCAAATGTATCGGAGAATCACATGGTTTTCAATACGCAAACTTGCTTTTTCCCGAACCACATTTGATTTCTGCCGCCTCATATTTGATTTTACGAAAGAAGGGGCAGACTATGACCACATCAGACATCGTGGATGGCATCATCCGGAGAAAAAAAGAGATCGGCATGACCAGTCAGCAGCTCTCTGACGCATCCGGGGTTCCCAAAAGCACCATCGACCGCATTCTCCGGGGAGACACCCCCAATCCCTCGCTACAGACGGTCCTGGACCTTTCTGCGGCTGTGGGATATTCTCTCAGCAACCACCCGGAGCAGCCGGAAGCCGCCCCCTCCGCCAACGTGAAAGACCCGATGGTTTCCCATTTGATCGCCGTCTACGAAAACCGGGGCCGTGCCTATGAGGAGCGCATCAAGCGGATCACCGCCCATTTCAATATGCTTTTGGCGGAGAAGAACCGCTGGCTGAAGTTTTCTCTTACGCTTAACCTGATATTTGTGCTCTTTTTCGCAATCGTGATCCTGGTGGATGTTACCAATAGCGACATCGGCTGGGTCCGGGAGATGTTCAGCCACAGCGGCGCGGCCCGGTACTTCGGCGACCGCCTTATGACCTGGGTAAGCGGCTTGTTTATATAGAACTTTCGTTCGATAATATAATAGAACACTATGTGTCCAATAAATCGGGTAGGAAGAGGAGTATGCTTATGGAAGTATTCATACCAATTATCATTCTGCTCTTACTGTGCTTGATCGTAGCCGCATCAAAATGGATCGAGCTGGCCAAAGTGCGAAGACTATGCAAATTGGTTGCGTGGTCTGTTTCCGACAACAGATCCGTTATGTCCAGAGAATCACCCGAAGCAAAATTGTCACGATGTCTATTCCGCGCCCAATCCTCCATTGGTATTGATACAAAATGCAGGCTTTGCCTGGAAGACACAGACGAAATCCATGATATTCTCGCAGCATTCCGCAATCATCTTGCAAAATCTTATTTCTCCGGAAATGTCGCAGCGTTGATTCCAAGTAGCGAGAGCGAGGAGGAAGAATATTTTTTCCTGTCTTTGTATGTTTTTATTTGCGACAGTAAATGTAATTGGGAAGAATCGGTTTTCTTAAAGATGAAGTATATCTCATTCAAGTATTGCCGCAGTAAAGAACACCTCAAAAAATACGTTCCGGCTTGGGCTGAAGAGAATATTAAGCAAGAGTTGTCAGAGTCAGTTTGTGGGAAGGAAAAGATATGACAAAAAGAATCCCGGGCGCATTTATCTGCGCCAGATATTCCACAGATAACCAGTCCCAGGACTCCATCGAGGTCCAGGCGGAAGCCTGCGCCAAGTGGTGCGCCCAGCACGCCGTCCCGGTCCTTGGGGTCTTTGCGGACGAAGCGGTCTCTGGAATGAAGGAGACCCGCCCTCAGTACGAAGAGATGATGCGCCGTCTCCGCTTGGGAGAGGCCACCATGGTGGTCATTTATGACCAGTCCCGGCTCTTCCGCCGCATGACCTCCTGGTTCCTGTTCCGGGAGGAGATGACATCTCTAGGAGTGAAGATCATCTCCGTCACCCAGCCGCTGGTGGGCCTGGACATCCGGGACCCTGCCAATTTCCTGATGGAGGGCAGCTCCGCCCTCTTCAATCAGATGTGGGCCTTGCAATCCCGCCAGAAGACCATGGCGAAGATGCGCTTCATGGCGAGGAATGGTCAATACACAGGAGGAAAACCCGCCCTTGGCTATGAGGTTGTAGACGGCAAACTCCAGATCTGCGAGGAGGAAGCCGCCGTTGTCCGCAGGATCTTCCGGGAGTACGCAGATGGCCGCTCCTACCGTGACATCATCGCCGGTCTGAATGCCGATGGAATCAAGACCAAGCGGGGAAATGCCTTCGGCTCCAATTCCCTCCACGACCTGATGCACAATGAAAAATACATCGGCACTCTGGTCTACGGGCAGTCCCCCTATCGGGAGGACGGGACCCGGAATACCCACGCCAAGGACGGCGAGGACCCCATCCGCATAGAGGATGCCATCCCTGCCATCATCGACAAGGAGACCTTCCGAATTGTCCAGGAGCGGATGGCTCAGAACAAGCGGCAGCAGGGCGGTAGACCTCCAAAGAACCGGGAATATCCCCTCCGAGGGAAAGTATTCTGCGCCTCCTGCAAGTCCGCCATGACCATCTCCACCTCCAAGGGCGAGTATTACTATTACCGCTGCACAGGAAAAAAGCGGCTACACAACTGTGAAGCCTCTCCCATAAGTGTGGACCAGCTTGAGCGCGTCGTAGCCAAGGCCCTGCGAAATGTCCTCGGCTCCCCCAGCGAGGTAAACGGCCTGATCCGCATTCTCCGGGACCAGGCAGAGCAGATCACAGTCGGCTCCGTCGAACGCCTTGCCGCCCTGATCGAGCAGGAGCGGGAGATCCAGAAGCAGCTGGACAATGCCATCGATGCCATCCTCAGCGGGCTCTCCAGCCCTTCCCTGAAGGAAAAGATAACGGCCCTGGAAAAGCGCAAAGCCGAGATAAACGCGGACCTGAACGCCATCAAGCGGTCCGTAGACGCAGCCTCCATCCCAGAGAATCGCCTCCGTGACATTCTGGACTACATCATCCACACAGAAGATGCCGCCCTAATGTCCATCGTCTACCGTGTGGAAGTCGCTGAGGACTCCATCACCATCTGGACCCTTTTGGACTCCGACCCCACTGGCCACATCGACACCACACAAGACGGAGTGACAATAACTCTCGGTACTAGTTTCGCCGTACCAATAGTAATTGTCACATCCCAGTTTTTGCGGATAACCGTGGCAAGAAATTATCCCTCCTGAGAAATCAGGAGGGATTTTTTTAACGCTTCACAATGTCCCGCCAGTATTTGCCCACTTTCATATCCACGGCATCATGGTCATCAATAAAGTCGTGCGCCATATCTACCCAGAAGTCCAGGTTGTCCATGCCGTGCTTCACGACGGTCTTGCCGTAGTCGGACCACAGCATATTCATCACGGCGTAAAATACGCAGGGCTTGTAGCTGTAGCCGTATTGCTTCATGACCGCGGTGGTCTGCTCCATGGTCCACCTCGCAGGCGGGTCCATGTGGCTGACCCACTCTCTGGCATCCGCCTCGGTAAACTCCCGGTCGGTATGGTCAATATACTTCATTGCCTTGCACAGCAGAACATACCGCTCCAGGTTATCAAATGTCATAGGAGAGTGCTCCAGCATTTTTGTGATTTCACTCTCGATATTCGCTTTTGTGATATGCATCATGGCTTACGCCTCCTTTATGTATTGATAGAGTTTGTCGATTTCAGCTTTGCCTACCTTCAGGGTACCGACCATCGGCAACTTCACAGGGATCTTTTCGGTTCCAATTCTGGGAGCAAACGCCTGATACAGCGCATCGACATTTACATCCCCATCTTTATAAACACCCAGCATTGCAACCATCGGGTGGCTTGCGTACTGCTGAATAATACTTTCCATGTTAGCAATCATAAGAGCCGCAGCTCCGCCGACAAGGATCTTTTCTGCCCCAACGAATGCCGGAACCATCTCATTGTCAACGAACCGCACAGCGCCCTTCTGGATCTGTTGAATAGAAGCCATAATTACCTCCTATAAAGAATAGAGGGCGGTTTCCCGCCCTCCTCTCTGGCTGTTAGCCTGCCGCAGTAGTCTCGGTGGTGGGAGTCACGAAGCTGTTGTAGCGGGGCATCACTTCGGGACAGATGCTGGCGATGGGGATAACGGTCTTGGTCAGGCCGTTCAGGGTAGCGATAGCCTGCTGCTGGCAGCTCAGGTTTGCGCTGATCTGAGCGTTCACCACGGCCTGCTGTGCCAGCTGGCCCTCGATGCCTCTCATTCTGCCATCAACATACTGGTACAGCTCCAGGATCTTCCGGTCGGTAGCCAGGTCAGCTTTCAGACTGCCGATTTCAGCATCCTTGCAGGACAGTTCCCGCTCCCAAGCGAACATTGCGCCGCCACAGTTGTTGCCCCAACCGCCGCCCAGGATGTTACCCAGGCCACCATTGTTGAGGACACCAAGTGCGGTGCCGATGATACCGGTCGTAAGGCCACCGGTTGCGATTCCACGGGTGTTATTGTCTCTCTCGATTTCCATATTTTTATCCTCCTAAAATTAGTACCGGGGATCTCCCCGATCCACCTTTACTGTACTAAATTTTTAGGGGTTCAACTCGCCGTCTATTTGCCTATATCACGCCATATTTCCGCCATCTTTCCGCCAAAAGGCAAAGAAAAACCCTCCCTTTTTACGGGGAGGGTTTCTTTCATTTCCGAGGAGGAAGCAGCGGAGAATAGATGCACACTTCATCGTATTTCTTTCGGATGCTCTCCAGATGGCGGCTGACGGTTCTGTCCGACATTCCCAGCTTATCCGCCATTTTTACATTGCTCCAGCCCTTTGCCCAGGCTGCCAGGACCTTATCTTCATCCTCTGTAAGGCAAGCTATCTTGCGGAAGTCGGCAACCATAACCGCATTCCAGAGGATTCCGCCTTTTGCCATAGGCTCTCCTCAGTTGGGCTTGTCGTAGGTCATCGCCCGAGTGCTGTCGGCAAGGCCCTTGGTGGTGGGGTCATTGATGGCATTCCAGACGGATACGATGACGGATGCCAGGATCACGGGATTCTTAATGGCCTCCAGGAAGATGCCGCCGAAGGCCGCCCAGCTGGTCATATCCTCCCAACTCAGGCCCAGATAGGCCAGGATGGGCAGCACGATTGCCACGGCGATCTGCACCCAGAATACGGGGTTCTTGATTCTTACTTTCCAGTTGATCATTTTCTCGTCCTCCTTAATTATTAACAGGTTGTTTGTGGTACGCTTCCAGATCAGTGATGCGGTGGTTGATAACTTTGATCTGCTCCTCAACCACAGGCATCCTCTGCGCAAAATTGTTGTGGGTACGGACCTCTCTGGTCAACTCATCCAGTTTGGTATCGGTCACGGCCTGATTTACCTTCATTGCCGTCTCGGTCTTCTTGGCGGTCAGCATACCGCTGACAATAACACCCACCAGAGACAAGCCGCCGGTAATCAGGGCGGCGAGGATTCCTTCACCCATTGGTATCACCTCCCGCCTCTGTGACGAAGGCGTCAGCATAGCCCGCCTCCCGCAGCTCATCTCTGAGCCTTTCCGCAAAGTCCTTGGTGACAAAAGCACCAACCTGTACCCGGTAGATGGGCTTCTCTTCCGCAGGTGCTTCGATTCCCAGCCGCCGGTTCACTTCTTCCGCGATCCAGGGCATCTTGCTTTCCAGAT